ATCCGCAGCGCGACCAGCCCTACGTTGACGATCTGGGCCGCAAGGCGCGGCGCTACGCCGTCGAGCTGTACGTCATCGGCGACAACTACTTCGCCGAGCGCAATGCGCTGATCGAGGCGCTGGAGGCCAAGGGCCCCGGCGAGCTGATCCACCCGCGCTACGGCGCGCTGACGGTGTCGGTCGATGGCGATGCCGGCGTGAAGGAGTCGCCTGACCGTGGCGGCATGGCGCGCATCACGGTCACCTTCGTCGAGGACGCTGCGAACAACTTCCCGAAGTCGGTGGACGACACGGTCTCGCAGGTCGAGATCAGCGCCAACGCGGCCGACGATGCGGCCGAGGCGGACTTTGCGGAAGAGTTCTCCGTCGAGGGCATCAGCGTGCTGGCCACCGAGGCGATCAAGGGCCTGACGTCGAGCGTGGCCGGCCTGCTGGAGACGGCACGGCTGGCCACCAGCGTTGGCGGCCTGGCCACCATCGTGCGGCTGGTGGGCGGCCTGACCGGCAACCTGGCGGCGCTGATCCGCACGCCCGTGGTGCTGGTGCAAAGCTTGCGCGGCATTTATGCCCAGCTAGTGCAAGAGGTGAGCCGGCCGCTTTCGGCCATCGCCGAGCTGCAGTATGTATTTGGCGGCAACACCCGCTCGCCGGCTGTGGCCTTGAGCGGCTCCAGCCGCGCGCGCAGCCTGTCCAATGACACCGCCAGGGCCGATCTGCAGCGCCGGCTGAGCTTGAGCAACCAGGCCCGCCTGCTGGCCGTGGCGATTACCAACACCGACGCGGTGGCCACCAGCGACCAGGCCACCGCGCTGCGCGATGCCCTGGTGGCGCAGATCGATGCCGAGCTGGAGGTGAACGACCCGCCTGCAGCCGTCGCCAAGACCTTGAGCGCCATGCGCGCGGCCGTGGTGCGTGACGTGGCCGCGCGCAGCGAGTTCTTGCGGCGCCGGTCTACCTACACGCCGCAGGCCGTGCTGCCTGCCGTGGTGCTGGCGCACCGCATCTACCAGGACGCGGCCAGAGCCGATGAGCTGGTGGCGCGCAATGGCGTGGCGCACCCGGCCTTTGTGCCGGCGCGGCCGCTGGAGGTGCTGCGGTGATGACCGGCCAAAACGAATGCACGCTGCTGATTGACGGCAAGGCTTATGGCGGCTGGACGCGCCTGGAGGTGCAGCGCGGCATTGAGCAGATCGCGGGCGGCTTTGTGCTGCAGCTGACCAGCCGCTACCCCGGCGTTGATGTGCCGATGCAGTTGCGTGAGGGCTTGCCCTGCGAGGTACGCTTGGGCGATGACCTGGTGATATCGGGCTACACCGACGATTACGAAACCGACGACACTGCGACCAGTTCCAGCGTGCGCCTGTCAGGCCGTGACAAGACGGCCGACCTGGTGGACTGCTCGGCCATCTACAAAAGCGGCCAGTGGCGCGGGGTGAAGCTTGAGCAGATCGTGGCCGACATTGCAGAGCCCTTTAAGATCAAGGTGGTGGTTTCGCCGGGCCTTGATACCGGCGACGTGTTCAAGCGCTTTGCCCTGGAAGAAGGCGAGAAGGCGTTCGACGCGATCGACCGGGCTTGCCGGCTGCGGGCGGTGCTGGTCACCAGCACGCCAGACGGCAACCTGCTGATCACGACCGCCAGCACGGTGAGCAGCGGCGTGATTCTGCAGGAAGGCGTGAACATGACGAAGTTCAATTCGAAGCACTCCTGGAAAGAACGCCACAGCGAGATCATTCTCAAAGGCCAGGTGCCGGGTGATGACCAGGAAAACGGCGCGGCCGCCGCGCACTTGAAGGCGTCCGCCAAGGACGCGGAAATCAACCGCTACCGGCCGCTGGTCGTGATTGCCGAGCACGGCACCAGCAACAAGTCCCTGGCCGACCGCGCCGCCTGGGAGGTGAAGGTGCGCATGGGCCGCGGCAAGCGCGGTGGCTGCACCGTGGTCGGCTGGCGTACCGGCAAGGACGGCCAGGAGGGCGCGCTGTGGCAGCCCAACACGCTGGTGCATGTGACCAGTGACCGAATGAACATCGACAGGGAGCTGCTGATTGTGAGCTGCAGCTACCAGTTCACCGAGCAGGGCAGAGTCACTGACCTGACCTTTGCCCGGCCGGAGGCCTTCCAGCTGGTGGAAGGCATCGGCCGCAGCAAGCTCAATGCGAAGCTGAGCGACAAAACCCAGAAAGAGAAAAAGAAAAAGGGCGACGGCTTCACACCCAGCTGGGAGCTGGCGCCACCGAACCCGCGCGACACCAGGGGCGCACCATGAGCATCGGCGACCGCGTTCGGGGCATGATCAGCCGCGCTGTGATCAGCCTGGTCAATGATGCCGCCAAGCTGCAGGCGCTGCAGGTCACGCTGCTGGCCGGCCAGACGCCCGACGATGCAGAGCACTTCCAGCACTATGGATTCACGAGCGTGCCGCATGCCGGCGCGGAGGGCATTGCGCTGGCGATTGGCGGCAGCACCGGCCACACCGTGGTCATCAATGTGGATGACCGGCGCTATCGGGTCAAGGGTCTGCCAAATGGCGAAGTGGTGGTTTACGACGATCTCGGCCACAAGGTGCATTTGACGCGTGACGGCATCGTGATCGATGGCGCAGGGCAGGACATCCGCTTCATCAATACGCCCACGGTCCGTGTGGAGGCTGACTTACACGTCACCGGCGCCATCACTGCGGTGGGCAATGTGACCGGTGCCGGCATCTCCCTGCAGGGCCATGTCCACGGCGGCGTGCAGGCAGGCGCGGCACAGACCGGCACGCCGGTCTGATTAAACCGTTTTCATCGACATAAAACACCTTTTTACTCACACTCGCACGATGGACCTGGCACTCATCTACAACCCGCAGCTGCAGGCCTTCGACATTGCGGTCGATGGCACAGACCTGGCGGCCGAGGACACGCTGGCCAGCGCGGTGTTGGTCTCGCTGCTGTGCGACCGTCTGGCTGCGGCCTACGAGGTCAACGCCGGCGAAGACCGGCGCGGCTGGTGGGCCGACGCCTTTGCGGACAACCAGCACCTGACCGGCTCGCGCCTGTGGCTGCTGGAGCGCGAGAAGCAACTGCCTGGCGTGGTACTGCGTTGCAAGCAGTACTGCGAAGAGGCGCTGCAATGGATGCTTGATGACGGCCTCGCCTCGGCCATCACGGTGACGGCCTTCATACCGCGCACCGGCTGGCTGGCGGCGCTGATCAAGTTCCAGGTCAACGGCCAGTCCCGCAGCTTGCGCTTTGAGTTTGACCAGGCCCGCCAGGTCTGGCGTCTTGCCGGGGAGGGCTTTTAAATGCCGCTTGAACGCGACACGCTCCCGCAGCTGATCGAAAAGGGCGCAACCGAGTTTGAAAGCCGCCTGCCGGGCGTGCTGGCCCGCGTGCGCAACAGCCTGGTCGGCGTGCTCAACCGCGTTGTCGCTGGTGCGCTGAGCACTCTGTACAAATATGCAGAATACCTCAACGACCAGGTGTGGCCTGACAGGGCGGCGCCTGAGTTTCTGCCGCTGCACGGCGCGCGCTGGGGCAAGCCCCAGCTGCCCGCAGCTGCTGCCACCGGCACAGCAGGCTTCGCCGGCATCAACGGCTCTGTGATCGCCCTGGGCACCGTGGTGCAGCGGTCTGACGCGGTGCAATATGCAACCACGGCTGAGGGTGTGATTGCGGCCGGCGTGGCAAACATCCCTGTGGAGGCGGTTGAGCCGGGCCAGCTCGGCAATGCAGTCATCGGCACCGCGCTCACGCTGACATCGCCTATCGCCGGTGTGAACGCTGTCGCCAGCGCTCAGACTGCCCTGGCAGGCGGCGCAGACCTTGAGGCCATCGAGCCTTGGCGTGCACGCATCCTGTCACGCATCCGCAAACCTCCCCAGGGCGGCGCTGACTACGATTACGAAGGCTGGGCGCTTGAGGTGCCCGGCGTCACGCGCGCCTGGGTCTACCCTGGCGAGCAGGGCGCAGGCACGGTGGTTGTGCGCTTCGTGCGCGACGATGACGCGTCCATTATTCCCGACGCTGGCGAAGTGGCGGCTGTGCAAGCGGCCATCGACGCGGTCCGGCCAGTGACGGCCACGACCTATGTGGTCGCACCGATCGCCACACCGCAGAACTACACGATCCAGCTGCTGCCAGACAGTGCGGCGATCCGCGCTGCGGTGGAGGCAGAGCTGCTCGCCTTGTATCGCCGCGCGGGCAAGCCAGGCGGCACCATGCTGATCAGCCAGGAGCGCGAGGCAATCTCCGTCGCCGCCGGCGAGACTGATCATGTGCTGAGCGTCCCTGCCGCCAACCAGGCGCACACCACGGGCCAGCTGCCCATGCTGGGAGTCATCACATGGGTGTGACCTTGCAGGCCTGGCTTGCCGCGCTGCAGGCCATGCTGCCGCCAGGCCGCGCCTTCACGCGCGAGCCGGATGCCAACCTCACCAAGTTGCTGAGCGCCATCGCCGCGATGTTCCTTGCCGCTCAGCTAAAACTCGAAGCCCTGCTCGACGAAGCAGACCCGCGCCGCGCGACCAGCATGCTGCCCGATTGGGAGCGCACGTTGGGCCTGCCGGACCACTGCACGCCGGCCGATCAATCTACTTTTGAACGTCAGAGCGCTGCCTATCAGCGCCTGGTCGAGCAAGGTGGCCAGTCAGCCTCCTACTTCACCGGCCTGGCTGCGCTGCTGGGCCAGCCGGGCTGCACGGTGACAGAGTTGCGACCGATGAACTGCAATGACGATTGCAATGACGCCCTGAACAGCCCTGAGGACCGTTTTAACTGGCGGCTCAACATCCCCGCGCCATCCATCGGCGCACGGCCGATGAACTGCAATGACGACTGCAGCGACCCTCTTGACTTTTACACGCCATCTTTGATCGAGTGCCCGATCAAAGAGCGCAAGCCCGCCCACACCAACGTATTTTTTGTCT